ATGAGAAGTTCTGGAGGATTCGGGAACTTTGTTTTCTGCGGCAGCGTTGAGCAACTCGATAGCACCAGTATTGATACTACACTTAGCATCAGATTCTTTGGTAATATATTCAGGAACTTTCTTAATAATAACATGAGTTTTGCCTTCTACAATTTTGACTTTTTCTACGTACTCAGTAACAACCTTTGTTGTCACTTCAGATGACTGTGCTTCTAATTGAGCAATCTGTATTTGCATTTCCTTGACTTTTACTTGCCAGTTTGCTTCGTTTACAGAAACTCCTATAGCAAATGAATTCAGACAAAGCAACATACCTAATCCAGAATACAGAGCCATCTTGTAATGAGCAGGAATTGGTATCAATACACCTAGAACAAGTCCTAAGAATGAGATGCCACTAAGAAGGTAGGTTAACCACTCAGGAATTAGATTCAGTAGGAACATTAGCTTTTCTCTTAATGACTTTCTTTTGGCCTAATTTGAATTCGGGATTAGCAACACCTGAAGTATTATTAGCAGGAAGTACTCCACCTTCTTCATCGAGGAATTTATTAACGAGTATTTCTTCCTCGACCAATATGATATTCTTTTGGTCGATGGTTTCAAGTAATGTAGTAAATCTTGATTCTAAATTTGAATCGTCATTATGTTGATACGATTCTTTGATTAGAAAATAAGCAGCAATAAGATTCTTGGTGTATTTGTCTCCACCAGGTAACTTATTGAGTAATCTTTTAAGATTGAATACTAGACGTTGAAGATACGTGTAAGCATCCTTTTCTTCTGGAGTAATAAGTTGGTTTTGCTTTTTGAGGATTTTACCATCAGCATCTATAATACCTAGTTTGTATGCTTCAGATTTATCAAATGGAGTGACTAACATTGAAAGTATTCTATAGGCTAGTAGATTGTCAATAATTCTCATTATAGTTTCCGAAGGACAGATATTATAGTTGGATCCAGACGACCTAAGTCTTGTTCTGGTATTCTATTCAGGTAAAGAAGGAATGGTAAAAGCATATCACCATAACTTTCATCTATTTTAAAAAGTAACATTTTGGTAGCATTATCACCAAACACATTGTACAGAACAATTATATGATTCAGAATCAATCGTTCTCTCAGTGTATCTTGTTCCACGTACCGCTTGAATAATTTATTTATATAATCGAATCTACACAGGTCAGATTCAAATTCTTTAAGGGAAAAGCACTGAGGATTTTCATAACTATTCATTGCAAATTGTATAAAATTCTCAGTGCTTAATTTCATCTTATAATACTGTCAATTTAACTGCAGGTGATGTTTCACTTACTGCGTTAGTAGCTGAAACGATAACACGATATTTGAATCCGTTTAAACCTGTTGTTGCACTGATTGCTAATGTAGCAGTAGTAGCACCAGTGTAAACACCAGTATTAGTTACGTTAGCATAAACATTACCATTAGCAACTGTTGATTTTTGCCATTGGTAAGACAATGCACCGCCACCAGAACTAATTGCAGCAACAACTGCAAATGTAGTAGCAGCAGGAGCTGTTACAGAACGTGCAACTGGTTTAGTTGTCAATGTAATATCATAAGTTCCGGCAGTATCAATACCAGCATCATTAACACGGTCGCCAGCAGCAACGGCAGAAACTTTCATTGGAATTAAGCATTCTGCTTTATGACGCATTGCACCAGCCGCATTTTTATACTGTTCGTACAACCACCAACCTGGACCAGTAATGCCTTTTGCTTTTGTATCTACATCAGCGGCTTCAGTATTATCAATGAAGATTGCTTTTGCACGTTGTTCTTCGTTTAAATATTTTGGGACACTGGCATCAGCATCCGTTTTTCCCCATAAACTCATTGTTATCTCCTTATTGATTGTAGATATATTTATTTAATATATTAAGTTAGTTCTTTAACTGTAAATGCAAACCAAACATCTAATTTAGTGGCATTATCAACCCGTCTAATGCAAAGTGTTAACATATTTGGACTTCCTCCACCATGCATGCTTGCTGGACCTTCATCACCTGAAGTATTCTTTCCAATAATAACTCCACTGTGTCTCATATAGGTTCCATTTCCATTTGGTACAGTAAATGTATTACCTTGGTTACTAGAATAAACATCCTGATACACTCGGTATTGACTATGGATTCCAAATGTAGTCCAAGCTGGTACAGTTGTACCAGCAATATTCAACGGACCTTCATACCACTCATAGATAATAGTAGATTGATTAGCATTATTATTACCAATTTCGTATTCCATAATTTTAATTATATCAGCAGAATTAGCACTACCATTTTGAAAACTAATCAATGGTCTCATAGTATTATCCATAGTCCAGCCACGATTAGCATTCGTAGCATGATTATTAAATGCATACAACTCACCAGCTTCTTCAGAAGTAACAACTGTTATAATATTACCAACATTTGCTGTTACTGTGCCCGATACTGGTATAGGATTACCAACATCATTTTTAATTTCTTGATTGTTTGTAAAAAGGTAACTCACACTATTCTCCAGCCATTTCTATAAAGTAATTGAATTGCACCATTGTCTAATTGAATAATAAAACCCGTTGGATCATTATCAACAGTTCCTAAAACAGTTATTGGATTAACTGAAGCATTACCGGATTCATCTTTGATTATCAACATCCGACCAGAACTTGGATTACTAGGTAAAGTAATAGTAGTTGGTCCGTTATATGTAACACCAATATAGTAATCTTCTGACGAGACTATATAGGTAGAAGTTGTTACATTGTTGGTAGTATAAACTATATCATGAGGATTAACTTCAGCAAACTCAAATTTCTTTAAGGTTGCATTGTATCTCAGATATCTACCATCATAGATTGAACTTCTTACAATATCATCAAGATAACGAAGATTGACTTCACCACCACCAGGACCAGCAAGAGAAATCTTACCCATCCATTGCTCTATGAATTTTAACTTATCTCTAATCTGTCTAACGTCATTATCAACAGGACCGACTTCTGGTTGTTGATAAGATTGTTCGTTGAATAATTTAGTTAGTTCCGGCGTTAAAACAGATTCTGGTGATTCCTCCATAACAAGCTCTGGTTCAATATAAACTTCTTCAAGTGTATGAAACTTGAATGGATTTGATTCCTTTACCCGTTCTGATATTTCAGTCAATCTATTTTCTTTTTCAGATTGGTCTTGTACCTTTGCCAATTTGGCATCAGATATCAATTTTAGGAAATCACCAAATTCTGCCATAAGAATATCCTTTTGGATTTATTGTTTCTTTTTTGCAGCTAAAAATGCCGCAATTCCCATCTGAGTTCTTTTTTCTTTAGATTTACCGGCAAATTGAGGTGCATCTGATTTTTGGAAATCTTTTACATATTCTCCAGCACCTTTGTCTGGAGATAATACTTCATCAAGATCTTCTAATGATTCTTTAAACTCTTTAAAGTTTTTGATGCCTTTCTTCTTAGCACGAAGTAATGCAAAATCTTGAGCATCTAATTTGCCATTGCCATTAGCATCCAATTTCTTATGATTAGGATGTGCAAACTTTTCATCCATTACATCTTCTTGAACTTTAATACCACGTTTCTTGAGTTCCGCTGCAACTCTTTGTCTTTGGTCGTAACTACGAGTACCTTTAGGTTCTTTGGCGTGTAATGCATGAAGACTCGTCAAAGTATCTGTTTTTACATTACTCAAATCTCGGGTAGATTCATCCAATTGTTCTGTTGAATTCATAGCAACATAAGTTTCTTGGATCGATTGTAACGCTTCTAGTTGTTCTACTAACATTTAGTTCTCCTTATTTTAAAATCGATTTAAGCATCCACTGGTGCTTTTTGTGTGCTGCTAACCGGTCTGCTAAGAAATTAGCATAACCCTGTTCATTTACTTCCTGTGATACTTGAAATGCAGATTCCAAAGATTCAATCATCAGCACATTAGCTTCATACAGATTACTCAACATAGCATTCACGTTATCTGGTTTAACCATATCTTCATTGATTGTTTTGTATCTAGTCAATTCAGTCAAACTGATAGGAGCATAAGCATCAAAAGTTCTAATGAATTCAGCTAAAGTATCTACAGCACCATAAGTGTCTGCATAGAAATCACCAAAGAAATCATGGAATTGTGGAAAATAGAATGACTCTACATTCCAGTGGTATGAATGTGATTTGAAGTATAGTACAAAGTTGTTAGCAAATACTATTCTTGCTGTTGCAATTAATTTATCCATGTTTAGTCTCTATTGATTGGATGAAGGCGAGCATTTTCAATTTTTCTAATTTTAGGCACTAACTTCATTGCTGCTTTATCGATTAGTTTCTTTTTCTTTGCTACAATTCTTTCGATGCGTTCTTTTTCTTGAACAGTCAATTGACTTAAAGGTTTTCTTGCAAGTTTTGCTTTAAGTGCATTGATTGCAGCAGTACGGGCACGATGATTAATCTTTTGTGGACTAGAACGGGTATGCAAAGCAATCTTCATCTTACGCATACGTTTGCCTTCTGATTGCTTGAATCTGATAGCAGCTTTAATCCGTTCCATTCTTGATAATACTTCAGTAAGATATGATTCGTTCATTCCATTAAGTTCTTTAACGTGAGCAACATGGTTACCTTCATCGTCAACTACATGAAGTTCATCATCGTCATATGTACTTAAGATATCTTCATCAGATACTTTATCGACCATGTCATCCAATTCATCATCTGACATTTCGGAATCATCTTCTTCAGAATCAGTGCAGGTATCACAACCATCTTCATGTAGTTTATATTTGATTTTCATTCTGCGTAAAGAATCTTTATCGTTATTTGGTTCCATAGTACTTCCCACTCGGTTAGCACCTTTGCTTTCGCCATCAAAATCACTTTGTGTATTTTTTACATCATCAGAATCTTGGTCTGGAGGACCGCCTCTATCATCTTCATCATTATCGTTAGGATGTACTTTGTTTGGATTAGTAATAACAGGAACTTTGTTAGCACCAGTTAAAGGAGGTTGTTTATCTTTTGATTTAATTATTATAGGAATTTTGGTAGCACCAACAACAGAATCTTCTTTTACTAATGCTGGCATAAGTTTCTTGTCATACATGATTCCTGCTTCAGATGCAGTATTGAGCATATTTTTAAGAATCTTTAATGAATCTGATTTGAGTGGATTCTTTGAAAGTGTTTTGAGTGCCTTATTGATAAGTTCTTCTGGTGATGAAGAATCAGAATCAACACCAAGAGTACCAGCAACAATCTTGGCAATTTTTAGTTTGTCTGAACTTGAGTATGTCATTTCTTGTATTTTTCCTGCCATGTAAGAGTCGTGATGCCCATAATCAGATACGGCCATTTCCATTTTGTGATATGAATTTATAAGATAATCTTCATGATGAGGATATACTCCAAGTCGCTTCAATATATCAACGGCTACTTGCTGAGCTCTTTGGAATGCATGAAAGTCGTCTATAGACAATGAACCTGATACGATACTTTTTTGAATACCAAATGCCTGATCAGTTGCTTTGATAGCATTAAGGAGTGCTACAGGATCAATATTTGGTAATTGAGTTAGTTTGGTGTATTCGAAGATTGCTTCTTTACTTATATCAAAATTCTTAGTAGTGAATCCCTTATAAGTTACCTGATTGGTAGTAACATTGCTAAAATCTTCTTTCAATGATTGTTTGGTTTGGTTGTCTACTACATTAACTTCTACAAGCCACTTGCGTTGAATATTGCCATCAGAATCTGTTACTGTGAGATAGTTGCTACCTCTACTGAGTATTTCTAGGTAAGTATTATTGGATTCGACTATGTCGCCAACATTAAAAATATCACCACGGAAGTATTGCTCACGGATACTATCAAGCTCAGTGGTTTTATCAAATTCTATGTTTGGATCGGTATGCTTTGAGAATGGGGAGTTATCCAAAGACTCTATAAGATCAACTTTACTAAAATCAATTTTACTAGTCTTTGGATTGAATAGCGATTGGTATGTTTTCATTTGGATTCCATCTATTAATAGTACATGGTACTATTTATGAATTTTTAGAACCCAGAATACTCCTTGAAGGACATGAGACTTTCTTTAATATTCATACCTTTACAGGTAAGATCCCATACTTGTTTAGCATCTGCATCGGATGCTTCTTTTGGAAGAGAATGACGGAATGATTCAAAATCTCCATCAGTAACATATTTTCTCATTGCTGTTCCAGACATAGCAGCATCCTCTCCATCTTCATCGGGATCTCTACCACCTCTGCTAAGTACACCTACTTTACTGAATTTGAAGTAATCACGGCTATTAGCAAAATCAACAAATGATTTCTGGTAATCAGCAAATCTGTCTTCTCCACATACTAGATAAACTTCATCATACCCATGTTCATTAGCGTAATGAAGTATGTTGCCTGGTTGCTTAACTTTATTTTCAGCATCTACCTTAACCACACCTTTAGTCCACTTAGACATCATTTTAGCTTTCTCTAGGTAAGGTAATGGATTCTTTTTGTTTTCTGAATGAGACAAGAATATGGCAGGATCACCATTATGTTTCTTTGCTAGTTGTTCTACTTTATCTACTAACAACATATGTCCACGATGGAATATATTGAATCGTCCAAACGCCGCTACTAATACTTTTTTCATTTTGCTTTACTCTGTTTGAATTCGGGAGTAGTTGTTTTTAACCACTTGCCGTTAATGTTCATGATTAGTCCTTCTATATTAGGACCAAGCATATCCTTGCCTTTGATACCAGGATGATTAATAATGAATTCAGCAAGTTCGTCTTTACACTTTTGGATTACTGCTTTGATTCCTTCTTTCTCTTCTTTGTCTGCAGCTTTTCTTGATAACAACACTTGTTTAGCTTTATCATCAATCGAATCTAATGGAGACAAGTAACCTGAAATATCAATGTCGCTAGTAGAAAGATATGGATCCAAAATCATAACATCTTTCTTGGTCATTTTGTATAGGCTATCAAGAATAGCTTTTTCATCTGGATGAGTTTCTCCAGTAGAAGCAATCAGTACTTTATGAGGGAACAATGTCATTAATGACCCTAGTTTGGTCTTATCGTATTTCACAGTAACAAAAGTAATCCAATCGTCTTCTTTATTAGCTAGAGGATTATAGAATACTTCCACAACAACTTTAGTATCATTGGGAAGATTCTTAGTGATTGGAGAATTCTTGAAGAACTTTAGAATATCGTCATAATGACCAGCTCGGTCAATAGAAACTTGGTCAGCCGTACCTTTAGATAATGTAAATTTACTGAAGGACCCTTCATCATAGATTGGCCCTGAACGACTAGATTCCACAAAAGTTTTTCCACTAGAATCTTTACCAACTCTAAATCCTAATCCATCAACCTTCAATTGGACTGGAATATTTTTAAGTTTACCACCAAAATCTTTCTTGATTTTACTGAAAAAGTCTATGAACTCAATATCCTTCATCTTTTGAAGATGGTCAATACCTTCTCTTTTGGTTTGTTGAACATCTTCTTTTAAGTATTCTTTAAATGATTTCATTTTATTCCTTTATTGACTAGTGTTGCAATTTATTGAGCAAATAAATCCATCTGCATATCACGAACAGCACGAACACAAGTTCCATTACGTTTATCTGCATTATATTGATAACCACTATAGAAATTTTGCAATGTTGCTGTTCCTTCAGATTCATCATTTGACCAATAGGTTCCTTCTACAAAATCATTATCAGATTCATATATCGATTTTAGTTCTTCTATAGAAGGTAATCTCCAACCATTACCTAATGTTTTAACGTATGATACAGCATCATTCCAATTCAATAATTGTTCAGTTGATTTATTAGCAATTTCGATAGTTTTCATTTTATAATTCCTCTTCAAGTTTAATTTGCTAACCCGATTGGTTAACTTACGGCTATTATCCATCAATTGATGGAAAGGTCAACATTTATTTTAATTATTTAAACTTTTTATAATACTCAGTAATTTGAGGAGTGTATTTGTTGATATCAATTCCAATCTGAGAAGCGAACAATGCTACGCCTGGGAATTTCTCATCAAGATCGCCTTTAGGATTTCCTCGTACGATTGCTTGAGCAGCAGGACCAAAGAATCTATCAAAGAAATCTTCAAAAACCATTACTTGTTCTGTATGTGATTTGTGTCGCTTAACGATAGAAATCAATCCTGTGAATGATTGCATTTCTTTGAGTTCAGCTGGAGTAGGTTGAGTACCAAGGAACATATTAAATATATTCTCGAGTTCAGTAATAAACACAGAATCTTTAGTATCTAATTCATCAAAGACTGGCTTACCATTCATCATGACTTGTTTGCCATTTTCCATTACAGGCATGTAACGTATACGGAGTCCTTTTTGGACACTGAATGCCAATTTAGATTTGTCAGTTTCTTTAGGAGTTCTTTTCTTGCCTGTTAAGATAACAATAGGTTCACGTTTATCTCCATGCAAACTTTGCATTAAGTATTTGTGAGCTACTCCCTTGACACCTTTGATAACATCTTCCCAAGCAGAACTATGACTGAATTGTGCCCAGTCTGTTGGCTTACCATTCTTATAATCAACTAATTCTAAATCAATTTGAATATTGATGCCATACTTACTGAGTTCCCACAATGATATGAATTGACCAGCAGATACTTTATAACCAATCAATTTGATAGGACCAAAAGTTTTGCCTTCACTATTATCGAGAAATTTCTTAATCATAGGTTCCATAGCAACATCGACTTGAGTATCAATATCGCCAACAGAAGGTTTCTTAGAAGTAAACAAAGCAGAAGGAATGTCGGCAAGATTAAAGAAGTGGAAAGCTGAACCGCTTAGATACTTGTTAGATTTAAACAGATCATCATTCCATATGGGAAGACCAAATTGTGATTCGAATGCTTTAGATACAAGTTCGAGCCCTTGACGGATAACAGGTACGATTTCATCTCTCGAAATTGACTTTAAGTCTATCCGTGTAGCTTCTTGATCACCAATTTGGACATTACCGCCTTCGGTAAGATACTCTTTGAACGATTTCATTATTTTCCCTAAATCTAATTAATAATGAGTATTTATATTTTAAACCCATCCACGTCCATAATCGACGTCGAGTAATATTTGTACCAATGAGGTTTCATACCAATTCTTTCACGTATTCTTTCACGTATGATAGTTAATGCATTAGGAGATGGATCGTATGACTTGAAGAAAACTGAGGGAATTCCTTCGCAGTATTCGGCAAAATTATTCCATTCTAGGTCTTTACGAAATCCTCGTAGTCGAAGCTCTTCACTCAGTAATTCATACCTGTTGATCAGCTAATTCTTTTGGATCTACTAGATTTATTCTTGTCATGATATAATTTCTCTCAAAGTAAAGGCGTAGATCAATTAAGACCTACGCCATTCATATTATAAATTAGGCTTGGTATTTTGTATCGTGTTCCTTGTGGTTTCCGTATGATCCATCATACAACGAAAGTGTTTCAGCATTCCACATGACGTATTGACCAATACGAGTACCTTGTTTGATTCGGATTGTACCAGAACCAACATGCATACATGCAGCCATTACTCCACCTACTTTTTCACCAGTCGTAACATCTATACCATAACCACTATCGTATAATCCAGAAGTTAAGAATACGTCATTGCGATTCAATGTAGATCTAGTGATTACGAATCCAGCTTCCCTATCTGAAATAGTCACTATATTCTCCATTACTACTTCGTAACCACCAGGAGCAAGTTCAAACCAACCATCAGCATCAGGAAGAAGTTGAATTGAGCCTCTATGAACTTTGGTATCATTATCAATCTCAAATACTGTATTGTTAATTTGAAATACTTTATCCAGTCGAAGATCGGCAGCATTAGCTTGAACATCACCCTCTTGTACTCCAGTCAAAGTAGAACGGCTAGTTGGGCTCATAATATGTTTCATAGGTGTTCCTCTAAAAAGTTAATAATTTTGTCTTTGTAATCTTGTAACGTACCATCATTATCAATGATAAAATCTACATCATCTAATTCCGACTCTGTAATATGACCATCATAATCAAGTCCTGGTCTATTGATCTTTACTATACAGCCATTAAACTTCCTTACTAATTCTACTTCATTAGGAAATCTACAATCAGTAATTATCCAAGTAGTATTATGATTGGAATATATTGCATCTTCTACATACTCTGTAAACTGATCTTCATTATACATTCGCATAAGCATTCCAATCTCACGAACCACCCTACGACCATCTACTTGGAAATACTTACCACCCAAATCACCTTTCAGTTCTGATCGTTTGAATTGATCATAAGCTAACTCATCTTCCAATCCAAAGATGTTGCAAATATGATGTTTGATTGGATCTGCAAAAGCAATCTTACTGATATCAGGATATCTTTCTTGAGCAATCTTGAAGAATTCGTCTTTACCAGAACCTTTTGCTCCATGTAATGCTATAATCATAATTAGGCACTCATTTTATCAATAGAATGCATATTATAGAGTATATCATTCATAATATCAACATTAAACTCGTTAGTAATACTAAAATCTACTTCAGCTTCAAATTTACCATTACGTAATCCAGTAGGAGACCCATCATACCGAATACCATTAATTCCGTGCCAAATAGGACTAGAAGAATCCCACGAGAATATGTGCTTATGAAATTGACTCAAAAGCTCGATCTCATTTGGACCATCAGTCATCCCTAAACAATGAAAACGATTACTAGCATTCTTCAACAATAATCCATTCTTATTCAATAAACTGAAAACCTTCCATCTAGCAAGGTATCTTTGAAGTCTGTATGATTCATCTTTATGACCATCACCATAAGATTGTTCATCTAGGCCTAGAGCAATAGGACAAGCAAGAATCGATACACCAATGTAATCAATATCCTTATTACCAATAGCCCATTCGAATGATGCTAATAGGTCTTCGATTTTACCAAATTCTGATTGAGGACAGAAGAATGTTTTGAATCCTGCTTCTTTAATTTCAGGTATTAACTTAATAGCAGCATTAATGGTTTTGGTATAGTGTTCTTTAGGATAATCAGACATCACTATCGAATCACCCCCAACCAACTTAGCCATACTAATCAGTTTAGAAGAATCGTACATTGGTTGGCCACGCTTAAACATTTCAAATGCTGAATTATCCACATGGTAAAATACGTTTGGATTCTCTTCTTTCAATCGAATATAGAAGTTACGATATTCTTCATTCTCTTCAATCAAATGAGCCAACAACAAATGAACAGGATATTTTTCTACGAATGGTAGATAAGATACAGGAGCAATATGTGCAAAGTTGATCATTATTAAATTCCTCTATACGTTTTAGTACAACCATTCTCATTATCTTCACTGACATCAATAGTAAACTTTCTACCTGGATACTTCGAGTGGATTTCTGTAGCAAGATCATCCGCAATCATCTCACAACTTTTATAATCTAGTTCTAACGTACCATCATACAAACTTTCCAACCATCTCTTGAATTGGATGAACTCAATGTCTCTATCATTATGAGTAACTTCAATCCATACTTTGAACCAGAACATATGACGATGGGGATATCCTAGGAACGACACATCAGCAAGATTAGGATCTGTTAACGCAGCAGGATACTTGTGGATACCTTCTTTCTTGAAGGTAACCCAAATAGAATTTGATTCTGTGATAAGAGTAGTCATGTTAAACCTCAATAGTTCTTCTGGTTACGAAAGGCATATGTTGTCCCGAGACTCTATATAATCCCTTATTTCTCATGTTATTGTCAACAATATATTTTTGCATCTCTTGTCTATCATACCATGCCATTTGACCAGTAGTAGGATTACAATGCCAGATTCTATGACTGATTTTACTAGGATTGAATAACCATCCTTTATCATCAGTTTCAATGTAGAAGGTACCATGACTATCGATGTTAGATTTTACATCTGCTGAGTAAGGTCTTTTCCATTTAGGAGATTGGAATTCAATATCAATTCCAGCAAGCTGTTTGGTTCTGTCAGCTTCATGAAGAGTAACATTCCAGCCCCAACTTTCTAATACTTGTTTAACAAAAACTTCACCTTTCAATCCTTTAGCACCAGGGGGCCCGAAGGCCCCCTCTGCTGAATCAGTCCATTCTATAGTCAATCGTTCACTCATAATATAATTCCTATTACTGACTTAATGTGATAAATTCTGCTCTGCAAGCTGGATCATTCTTAAATATACCACCTAACTTAGAAGTCACTGTAGTACTACCAACATCTTCTACTCCTCTTGCCTTAACACAATAATGTCTAGCATCAATCTTAACAGCAATGTTATCAGTTTTCAAGATGTACTGAAGAGCATGATATACTTGTTCAGTCAATCGTTCTTGAATTTGTGGACGTTTAGCAAAGTACTCTACGATTCTATTCATTTTAGATAATCCTAGAACCACTTTGTCAGGAATGTATGCTATAGTAGCAAAACCATCAATTACTACAAAGTGATGCTCACAATTAGATTGGACATTGATATTCTTCTCAATAACCATCTCATCATAACCCATTTTGTTTAGAACTGTAGTACATTTAGGGAATGCTTCAAAGTCTAATCCCCAGAAGATTTCATTAACGAACATCTTGGCTACTCGTTTAGGAGTATCCATTAGACTATCATCCATTAAATCTAATCCTAAAGTTTCCATGATATCTCTGAACTTATCTTCAATGATATCAATTCTTTGTGAGCGGGGATTAGCAAACGGTTTCATTGGAGTCTCTACTCCATGAGCAACCAAATGTTTGTGAATTTCATATCCAAGTTTAGCATCACATTTTGTTTTATTATAAGCCATTTTACCTTCCTTAATCGGTGAATTTAATTTACTACTTTCTGTAAGAACTTCTTGATTTTGGTGTCTCAAACCAATCTATTTGAGTCGTAGTCACGTTTAACTTCGACATCTTCACATCAACACAATCATATAACCATTTTGATAAGTTTTCTGAAGTAGGAACGAAATCTACTATAAAATACCCTTCTAATGTTTCATATGTTTCATCTTCTGGAATTCCTGACATATCCAGAACGTACCCTGCTACGTGATCTGTATTAGGAACCAATACAGGTATAGTAGCTAAATCCTTATCAGTAACTGAATTCCATAAACTCTGAACTAATCTAGTAAACATAGGATCATTAGCATCAATAATAAATCTATGATCAACGTACGTATCTAGGAAATTCTTCAACCAACCTAAATGTTTGAAATCAATTACCATTCCTCGTTCTAACGTATCTCCTTCAAGAAACACATGAACCAATCCCTCGTGGCCATGTAAGAACCTACATTTGCAATAGGTATCATTAGAGTCGCAAAATTCTTCTACTAACTTTTGACTCCACACTCTATGACCATAACAAAAGCTAAACTGTTTATCAATAGTCCAAGTACTCATTTTATCCCCTTATCGATTTTTTGCGTTAGACCAAACATATGTATGGCCTCTAAGTGCTATTCTAAAACCTAATTCTTGATACTTCTCGACGATAGGAGCAATCTTTAATTGATCTTCCATTGTCTCTCCCAAAGGCATTACCCATACCTCAGAATCAATATCATTATCCACTAGAATCTTAGTTACGTCAAGCAATTCTTTCTCACATTCTTTAGAAGCATCAGCTACAAACTTAATTTGAGTACTGAACAATTCCGTAATATCAATAATGTTATCAATATCTACTGCCCCTTTCTCACCACTGACTGACTCAAGTTTAGGACTGATAGAGAAGAATGGATAAGCATCTGATTCATAAGCCCATTTAACAAACTCATCAGTTAATCGTTGAGTACCATTAGTCTCGACGGTAAAGTGAACAAAATCGTTCTCTTCTGTAAACAAATCAATTACTTCCATAATCATGGTCTGATACTTTTTCAATAATGGCTCACCACCAGTAAACACAATATGGATGTCGCTATTAGTAATTGGATGAACCAATGAACCTGTTGGATTATTTTCATTTGTGATAAGTGCTTTCAGAGTTTGGTGAATCTCTTCTGCCGTATAAGTTTCATGTTGATTTTTGAACTCACCATTCCAAGAGTATTCTGTGTCACAGGGAAATCCAGGACATTTCAAGTTACATCCAAATGAACGAACCCATAATGAAGGAGTACCAGCAAAAGTACCTTCTCCTTGCATACTAAAGAACATTTCCGACAATCTATATTTGCTACTCATTTCTTTCTCCGATTAACCAAAACATACATCATTATACTATGGGTAGATCGTATAGTCAACAAATGATTCCCACGGATACACAATCCATAATGAGGGATCAGCTTCTTTATCAATCTCTTCGTATGCAAAATCGACTTTGATAGGGCTAGCAATGTTGTTGTGGATAGTAGCAATTCTGAACATGATACTAGTATCTTCAGTCTCCCAATCCCAATTACCAATAATCCACTCTAGTGTTTTTCCAGAATCATTAATATCATCAACCACAAGAACTTTGATTGGATCTTTTCCCAGAAGGAATCGTAAATAATCTGCATCAATGGTTTCTTGGATTTCCCCATCTCTTAACTGAACGATAAAGGTCTTGCAAGGGATACCTGTAATTTTGCTTATAAGAGTTGCTGGAATGGAACCACCATTAGCGATACCAATAATTAAGTCAGGAACCCAATCAGCTTCTTTCATTTGCTTATCTATTGATCGAATGGCATTTTCAACATACTGCCATGTCATGTATCTTTTCATGTTATACCTTTAGAATACAAAATCGTTAGTAGATTTCTCATGACGAGATTTAGGTGCATATGATGTTGATGGTGTATCGGATAATCCACTTTGAGCAGATTCTTCAACATCAAAGATTCTCATTTTATTTCTATCAATTCCTACCATGAACTTCTTGTAGTAACTTAGATCGTTATACCTGTTCTTCAACTGCTTAATCATAATTTGACCTAGCTCTTCAAGTTCTTCAGTAGATATTAATGCTAGCATGAGATCGCAAGTTTGAGGTAAACCAATAGATTCTGAAGTATTAGTTAAGTCTAAATCGGAACTATTCAATCCTTCTCTATTTGCTTGAGTAGCACTTATTAGTGGTACGTTGTACTCTACAGCAAGACCACGAAGTTCTTCTGCAATAGCTTTCACGTAAGTATAACTATTAACTCCACCACCAAACTTCATTCTCTGAGAAGCACAGATATTCAAGTAATCAACAAAGATAATGTCTGGAACAAAATTCTTCTTAGATTTTAATTCCTCAATCAATGCTCTAAAGTGTCCAGTATGAGCAGCAGAAGTAGGATACTCTTTCACAATCAACTTACCGTGAGATTTCTTCTTCAACTTATTCAAGCGAGAATTGAAGATATCTTTCTCTACAGTCTTTAGTTCATTCATACCAAGATTCAGCAAATTGGCATCAATACGTTCAGCAATTCTTTCTTCAGCCATCTCCATAGTAATATAAAGAACATTCCGACTTTGCATTAGAGCAGCAGAAGCAAAATGACACATCACTAAAGATTTACCAACACCAGTACCAGCAAGCAATATGGTCAGAGTTTTCTTAGCAAGACCATTACTTGTAATTTTGTTTAGGATATCAATATCAAAAGGAATCTTCTCCTCTACTCGATTATAAAAATCATATCGATCAGATGAATCATCGAAGTAATCATGACCAACATCAGTATCAAAGCAAATACTCAGAGCATCAGATAACAGAGTAGGAATTGCTTCAGGAGTGAACTTATCATTCTTGCCATCGATAATCTGCATAGAAGACAGAATAGCATTAATTACTGCTCTATGCTTACAAAACTTCTCTGTTTCGTCGAGTAACCATTCCTGAGAAGTATCTTTGTGTTCAAATGAATCGATCAAGTGAACCAATTCACTAAGAGCTTCATCAGAAACATCTGGTCGATTAGATACTTGGATAGTCATAATCTCTTTAGTAGGAAGACTACTAAAATCATTAACAAATGACAATATAGTTTCTGCTATGATAGCTTCACTACGATCAGCAAAGTATTCCTTCTTAATGAAGGGCAATGCTTTTTGACTAAATTCAGGATTATGGATTAGATTCGATAATATAGTAGTTTCAATTCTACTCATTAAATTCCACCTTTGAATACAGTAGTTTTATCTTTGAGCGATTCCTCTAGGATATTCACTAGAATATCACCTAGACAATTTTTGAAGGTTTGATTGTTGTCTTCTGATACGTATCCTTGATGTAAGGTATATTCAAAACTCAGTACTGGTTCTTCTGGATCAGGAAACTCTACCTTCCCAAATGAGAATATAGTACCTTTGAATTCACCTTCTATGATTTCTAAGGCAATAACTTCAGTTCCTGTTGAATCAAAATAGTTATACGTTTCAAATTCGGTATTCATAATACACTCCAAGTTAAGAAGGGCATCCGAAGATGCCCGATAATATTACACTAATTCTTCTAGTTCGTCAACATCAGAATTGACTTTATCAAGTTCAGCTTCGATGTCTTTATCTGATAGCATTTCAGAAGAAGTTAGTTTATAGTTATCTGAAACCCATTGTTGGAATCCTTTTTGTGCTAGTATAGGTAACCAGAAATCCTTATTGATAGTTTCTTTTAATCTATATTTCTTATCTTCAAGTTCTCCAGTAGTAGAATTGATTCTTGAATACCATCCATTGCTAGGTTTGATTACATGACCAGATTCTAAAGCCATCTCTAATAATCCTGACCATTTAGATACACCACCCTCGAACGAAACACTGATTGGGATTTTAGATTTCTCTCTAACGTATCTTGATTTCTCCACATTGATAATGAAGTTATAACCAATTACTTCAGTACCTTCTTTTTCTTGTTGACGTCCTAGAATGAAGATATTATCGGCAGACAAGTATATTCCTGTTCCACCTGAAACAATTGCTTTTGGATATAAGCCTTGTTCCATATAAATGTGGTTCACTGCTACCATAGGAATATCAAGTCTATTCAAATATGGAGTAATCATTCTGAAGATAGACTTCATCTGTTTAGCACGAGACATATCAGCTACTGCTTTTCCATCAATAGCATCGTCGATCTCTTTCTTAGATGACATATTACCAAGAGAATCGATTACAAAGATTACTCGATCGCCTCGTTTCAGACCTTCTAGTTGTTGAATAGCATCAAACTTAAACTCTTCCATATTCATAATAGGAACATGAAGTACTCGATTCATGTCAATGTTTAATGAATCGAAGTAAGCGGCAGGAGTACCAAACTCACAATCATAAAAAATCATGATGGCATCTTTGTATTTGTCAAGATAAGCCTTTGCCATAATAAGAGAAAAATAACTCTTGAAATGTTTTGAAGGGCCACAAAATAATGTTAATCCAGGAACAAACCCACCATCAAGTTCTCCAGACAAAGCAACGTTCATTGCTGGAATAGAAGTTTGAATCATGTCCTTCTTAGTAAAGAACTTTGAGTCCTGTAGGATATTAGAATCTTTGATTGTGGTATTCTTTCTTATTCTAGCTAACAATTCAGACATATTGAATTCCTTTGGTTGATTAAAAGATTATTATACTACATTCTACAGATTATTCAACATTAGAAGAATGCATCCAACGAAGATACCTCTTCAAGTACCCATCCAATAGGCTTAACGATATTTCCTAGTGGGTTTAAGAACACCTTTTAAAATTGTGTATCATAATCAATATACTTGTTTAGATTGAATTCTTCAGGTAGATTTCCAGGAAATCCAATCACATTCTGTTTGATTGTATTAGGAAGTTTCAAAAACACATACTTCAACTTATCTCCTGAAGCTATCAAAGGATACTTCTGAGTCAGATTATGAGCCTTGAGATTGTGGTTATACACTAATCCTGCTCGAACTTGAAGAGGACATCCTTTACTGAATATAGTCTTCTCATTATGATAGTTGGCCATTCCATTAACAGACTTGGCAATAGCAATGTCTTCTACATTATAAGTCTTGAATTCCTTCTTAGCTTTATCAATGAACTTGAGAAGGTCTTCATTTGTCTGATCAAAAATAATATCAAGAGTTTGTTTCAGTTTATCTTTAATAATTGGAGGAGTAGTAGCTTTCACAATATCGATACCCATAATCTTCATCTTGGGTTTCTCATATTGTACTCCTTCTGAATTATGAACTCGAAGAGCATATCGCTTCTTAGCAGTCCACAATCCTTTATCAGCCAATACTTCTCGTTTCATTTGCATTTTCTGATCATACGAATTCAGATACTCAGCAAGCTCAGCATATGACTTTGCAATGTATGGAGTCAATACTTTAGAACAGAACGTATCCATAAACTGAATCTTTTCAGCTGTAGTCTTATCAGGTACATTTGAATCAATCAACTTAGCCAACGAGATGTAACAACTATCTGTGTCCATCGCAATAATATAATCATAATCAGTGGTTTTCATTGCTGAATTCATATACTTGTTGAGTTTAGCTGCAATCCACTTAATCGATAATTGACCACCAGTAGTAATACCTTCAGCCATTCTCAAATCATAATATCTGAAATACGGCATACCTAGAGCACCATAAGCAGAATTCAGAGTAATCTTCAACGCCATTTGAATATTATGAAGTCGAGTAATTTCCTTCGACAATTCTTTGTTGGATTTGTCTTTCTCATAATCTTGTTCGAGCTTGAGCATTTCTTTCTTCTTAATAGAACGATTAACGTACATCGTATCCATCAACTGAGGTAAGAATCCTCGTTTCTCTTTAGAATAACACCAGCCGTTAGCCGTAACAGCATAATCAGTTTTTGGTAGTTCCATCTTATTCAACAATCCTTCGATCGTGACATTATGACGAGTAGTTGTGATAGTCTCAGGACTAATATTACTTTGCATAATAAGATGAGGATACAATGAAGCTAAATCGAATGAAGCTACCCAGTTATGGAATCCTACTTGAGGTGGCTTAACAAAAGCTCCTTCTAGTTCTCCCTTAACTGAACTTCTATCTTGGTTAGGAATTACAATGTGTTGAGCTAGCAAATAATGATAGATTGTAGCATCCCACAACCGAACTGGACTAAACGCTTCGCTATAATTGATCTTGGCCATATAAGCCATAGTCAAATGTAATTCGATGAACTTTAGTTGATCATCTAGTCTATTGATTAGTTCAACGTCCTGAGCATTGTAATCGACATACGTATTCCAATCGTTGGTGTAGAATTCCTTGAAACTATTCCACTCACTATGATCCACTTTCCGCTCACCTAATACAATATAAGCAATGTGGTCTAATTTATACGATTCTTCAGTTGACATAGAATATTTCTTATACAAATCAAGATAATCTAAGCAGGATGTTCCTACAATATCAACAGTCAGAACTTCATCATCATTAAGTTTTTCCATACGTTCATGTACTATATTCCACACAGACAACTTCTTAGAATACTCAGATCCGAGAACCTTATTGATTCTATTTACAATGTATGGCATATCGAAGTTGTTAATGTTCCATCCTGAAATAATATCAGGAACTCTCTCTTGCCAATGAGCAATGAACTGTTTCAACAAAGATGATTCATCTTGACACAAAACATAACATTCTGGATACTGACCAGTATAAGGTCTCGAACCAAATATCTTCTTGGTTTTCGTTTTCATATCAGAAATACCAATCAATAGTATTTCTTCATTGGCATACTTTGGTTTTGGGAATCCTTCTTCTTCATCAGCAGTCTCGATATCGATTGACACAATCTTCAGCAGATCAGAATCAAACTTGATGTCGTTAGGATAAGTCTCAGCAACATACTGATAGGCATAATTGGTTTGACCTAAGATATTGAATCCTTCTACATGCTCATAGCTCTTGATGAATTCTTTACAGTCGATGATGGTTCCAGGATTGATTTCATAAACAGGAATACCATATAAGGATTTCCATTTGTCTTCTGAGGAAGGTTTCTTAGATGTAGTGAATAGAGTAGGATAAAAATCTATCTTGGTTTTTCGAGGAAGTCCATCTTGAATATATCGAACGAGAATCTTGTTACCATACTGAATTGCTGAAGTATAGAAGTTATTTGTCATATTGTTCTCCATAATGTAATAATATTCTACTTAGGGATATTATCCATCAAATATCCCTAAGTGACAACATTCAATCTTAGTTTGGATATAGCAGTTGCAACGCATCAAAACAAATATCATGAATTGGATTGTGCTTTTGAACTAAGATCTTATCAAACCCTGGAAGATTAACGTCACAGTATCCACCATCTGAACTACTTGAAAGAATATCCACAGCAGTTCGGATATCACGGAATCTGCTATGTTTGACTACATGAGGAATGTTCATAGCATTACACAAACTACAAATAACCATAAAATCAAAACCACTTCTGGCCCATACAATTGGTTGACTAGAGGTATCGTACTTCTTGATGTAGTCCTTGATTAGTTGGATTCCTTCAGCGGCAGATACGTCATTAGGAGAAGGAAGTAAACTAACTTTACGAACTTCGTCTGATTGATTTTGCCACCAATCCAAAGTTTCTTTTGATACCGTTCTTTTGAAGTCTCTTGTTTGTTCTTTAGCATCAAACTTCACAAACAGAGCTTTAGATAACAACGAATCCCACGTGTCGCCTTCTGTAAATTCAACAATACTAGCAGAAAGAATTACTGCAGTAGATTCTACATCGAGGGTTTCTAAATCCAATACTAACATTTATTTCTCCAATCTAAACGATGATTTTTTGAGTAGGAGGAGTAATGATCAAAGACTCTTCAAATTTGGATTTATACTCATCAGCTAGACCTTGAGCTGGAGTGCAGATTGAGGCAATAGCATGTTTATTCAGAGTAATATTAGATTCAGCATAAGGCTGGAATGCTGCAATCATAAGACCGATCTTTCCAGATTCTGTCATTTGAGTTGCAATTTGAGCAGGATTTTCTAATTCGTAAGTGGTATCAGTTTCTGAAGCAATGATAGAAATAACTTCATCTCCAGATAATAAACGAAATGCGAGTATTTGATTTGTCATAATATATTCCATAAAGAAAAAAAGAAGGGGAGATAACGAGTCTCCCCTATAAATTGATTAACCTAACAACAAATTATTAGATGTACTGATTTCAAGTTTACGAGGTTTTAATTCCTCTGGGATGATATGGTCAAGAAAGATACGCAACATGCCATCATTAAGTTTGATCTCAGATACTATCACGTTTTCAGCAATTGTGAAGGTTCTAGTAAATGCTCTTGATGCAAGACCTTTATACAAGTATACACTATCATCTGGTTCTGCAGATTTACCAGTAACAGTCAGTGTTCTGTTATAAAGTTCAACGTCAATATCATTACGACTAAAACCAGAACAGCAATCTCAATAATAAACGAATTATCTCCAACAGTTTTGATATTGTATGGTGGATAAGACTTTTGGTTTTTAAGATTCTCAGTTGCTTTTCTAATTGCTTCTGAATGTGTATCAAATCCTACAAAGAATTTCAAGAGTTCCTTGTCAAATTGAACTAGTTGGTTTGCTAACATAATGTTCCCCTTTTAAGCGAGATTTTAGTAATGATCACTCCGAAGACATGATCAGTGTTTGAGAAGTTTTAGTGTTCCTCCTCAGAACAAACAACTTATTCCACTGAAGCTTCTTCTGGAGGCAACAGCTCTTTAATCTGTGCTTCGCCCTGGGCATAAATTTTACCAATCAATGCATTAATTTCATCGAATGGATACTTACCTAGAATAGCAAGTAATTTGTTCACATCAGTAATGGTGAGTGTGATATTTAGTTCAGTAGTATTTTCATCTAATGGTTGTGTCATAGTATATTCCAATTTAGTGTGAAGTTTTACGAACACCGATGTTATACTTAGGCATCAATGTCCAGTTTGATTTCTCTTGGTATGTAAGAATCTTGATTGATGATAACGAAGCTCGTTTAGCAACTTTATCAGTATCAACGACTTTCAACAAATTCCAATCTTGTAACAGTACAGCAATAGCATTTCTCCGTTCGATATCATCTTGAGAGATGTTTGATTCCTTACCATCCAATGCAAACAATTCTTTGAAGTGCACCAAATAGTATCTTCCTTGCTTGTGTAGAATATGGCATGACTGATACAGTATATTGTCTTTTTTAGAAGCAACACCAATCCGAGACAGAGTTTCTTTAATCTTTAAAAAGCTATCTGGTTCTGGAATGGTAATTTCTAACATATTATCAGTCAAATTATCATATTGTGTAGTAGTTTCACTCATTTTCGACCACCCGTGTATTGTCTCTCTTTTATGTAGTTAATTTGTTCAGTAGTTAGCATATCCAAAACATCTTTACCTCTCTGTTTAGAATATCCATAATATGAACATACTGCAGCAAGGTCATCAGATTTTGATGCCTTCTCTGCCCACTTCGAGAAACGCTTTTTCCTTGCGATCGTATTTATATAATAAGCAAATTGTTGCTTACTAGGAATAGACGAATACTGATTCATCTCGTTAGCGAACATAACAGTATCAACAAAGTACGAAAGACTACGGTTGATCAAAAATGCATTGTAATCTTTGTCAGCCTGAGGATCCTCAAATAGATCCTCTTTCGAATAATTTATAGCATTCACGAACTCAAATGGCTTAATCATAATATAGACTCCAAGTTACTTGAACTTACAAGCTGACATAATTTCAGTCATACACGCCATGATATTGATTTCTTTATCAGCTCGGAAAGCTCCTTTGTAATCATAATCAGCAAGAATCAACACCAATTCAGGAATACTTTGTGGTTCTAAATGTTCTACTGAAGTATCATACAACTTTCTCTCTAGTTCTACAAATTCAGTATCAACATTACTACCAACCCATTTACGTACATCAGTAAAGTTTTTGGCTTTGAGTGATGTTAACAATACCCCAAACTTATCATCATTGAAGTTACTCGATAAGATTCCGACATCTATTTTACCAGAAACTGAGTATCTTTGCAACTCATTTAAGATTCTTCTATAGTCTGGAAAGTGTTTGATTACTAATTCAGATACTACTTTAGGATCAAATTCAACATCTTCGTTATTGAGAATTTGAACCACTCTCTTATAGAATCCTGCCGCTATAGCAGGCTTATCTTTTGCTTCTACTTTGAAATCGATACAAGTACATCTGCTATGTAGCGGTTCAATAATTCTTTGTTTGTAGTTACAAGTAAAAATGAATCTACAGTTAGCAGAGAACTCTTCCATAAAAGAACGTAATGCTGGTTGAACACTTTGAGGATTCATATAGTCAGCTTCATCCAGAATAATAACTTTCTTAGAATCAGTCAACGAAACAGTAGAAGCAAAACTCCGAATAGTACCTCTTAGTACATCAATGGACCGACCTTCGTCAGATCCATTGATTAGTATATATTCAGCACCAATCTCATTACAAAGAGCTTTAGCAACAGTAGTCTTACCTGTACCAGCAGAACCTGAAAACATAAAGTGAGGCAATTGTCCTGATTCAATAAATTCCTTAAAAGTAGTCTTCAACGACTCAGGAAGAATACAATCATCAATCAACTGTGGTCTGTATTTTTCTACAAACAAGAATTGGTTATTAATGCTAGAAATTGTCATAATATAAAGGTCCTTTAATTAAGCTGAGAAAGTAGAATCTTGTTCAACACCAACATAATAAACTAAATCAGAAGAAGTAGAAGCAAATCTGGATACTCGTTTAGATGAAATAGACACTTGGTATTCTCCTGGAATGAACTTGAGGATATCTACCTTGAAATTAACTTGGAATTCTAAATCTGTATTACCAATAGCTACTTCAAAAGAGTTAGCTGTATCATTTTTCTTATCACCAATGAACAACTTCAGTTCACCATCAACTCCAATGAATGATACATCAGATGATCTTAATACAGAAGCAGTTTTAGTAATCAATGATAAGTGTTCTGCAGTCAATAACAATTCGATATCAGTTTCTGGAAAGTTGATGTCCTTCTTAGGAACCTCAAGAACATTAGATTCTGCTGAATAATATTTGATAGAATTCTTACCTTCAGAAATCTTAACAAACTTCTCGTTAAATTCCAACTCGGGACTTTGGAATAGAGCCATAACACTAAGGAACTCGGTCAAATCATAGATACCAAATTCTTGTGGGAAGGTATCAGGAACAGTAGCAGAAGACATTAGAGTATTAGCAAGAGTTCTGGTCTTGAGAATGTTTCCTGGAGTAATCAACAGATTGGAATTGATTGAAGCATAGTTTTTCAAAATAGTAATAGTGTCTTTCGATAGTTTCATTTTACTTCCTCATAGTTTAGGTCAAAGATTATATTATCTAACATGAATCATTTTATTACAACATTATTCTTCAACAAGTATTCACATAAGCTCATTAGACTTGCTATAGCATGAGCAAGATGATGTAGTTGAGAGGTTTTGTCTAGTTCTTCTCCATCTCTGTATTCCCATTGATGTAGTTGAGCAGTATTAAAGAACTTTCGTTTTGCTTCAGTAGGACTCATCCAAGTATCATCACTTGTATAAGACATTACCTTTGCTACTTCTTTCAATGCAAGAGGAGGAATCCTATCATAATTTGGTTCTGTTGGCTTTGGAATGCTATACCTATTAAGCTCAGCCAAAAATAATTCGTATTCATCTTCAGTCATGTTATCTCCATGGATTAAATCTTTCAAGAGTAATGATTGTCAATATTATTAATCCTGCTAGTATATCTATATTAGTAATCATTATGAAAATCTCCTAACTCATAATCTTCGTACACATAAAGTCGAAATGGAAAATTTACATCACCTACATTACAAAAATTAGGTCCTAGAAACCGCTCTACTACTCCAGTCACCAATTTGATTCCATATTGCTCTTCAAACTCGTCCTTATCTTCAAACATTACATCAGCAAAATTACCTTCGATATAGATAGGCAATTTAGCTTTGTAGTATGGCCAAGGGTCGTAGAAATCGTTAGCTGGGTAAAGTTGGAATAAATTTGACTCATTTACCAATTCATTATAGTCATCTATGTTCTTGATGGTTAAGGTATAACCATCTTTCAAGTTAACTTCTCTGTAAGTAGTATTGAGTAAAATTTTACTATGTTCAGTAAAGTGATTGCCATTCAATCTATCAGTAAATTCAATTAACTCTGGGAAATCTTCAATTCTCATTATTCAGCTCCTAAATCAACAGTACGAATTTTTCTAACAACACAAACAGCATCATGTTCCATCGAAATACCCATACCCATTCTTGAATACACATATTTTGTATCACGGGTAGTATATTTGGTAGAAGTCCAATACGTTTGTCTTTCGATGAATTTTTCAGGTTCAACAGTCATCATCATTTCCATTTGTTCTAGTGATGGAATGAAGTAATCGTACTGTCTTGATTCACCTTCACCAAGAATAAGCGGTCTGTTCCATCCTTCAGAGAACGAAGCAAGATATTCTGTTTCTACTGGAGACAGAATGAGATGATATGGTTTAACGTGTCCCGGACAGACTGTTCCAATATAAGTCTCGCCAGGTAAAAGTTGTGGTACCATTTTATAATTCCTCTTCATATTTTATTAAGTTACAGCTATTGTCCTACACTATTCATCAAAGGTCAACAATTCTTTTTCAATCATGTCATAGGCCCAACTTGGCATTTCAATCTCTTCAAGTGACTCAAGTATAGCAAAGTAGCTACCTTTAGTTTTATCAATAAAATGCCGATGAGGTTGTTCGTACCTTTCTATAGCCAAACTCTTACCAAACTCTTTAGAATACAAATCATTCTTGTTAGAGAAGGCAATTCCAAATCTGGCAACATTATGAGGTTCCAGCTTGTATGCGATAGTAATAACATTAGTTCTTGCTTTGGATCTATCGCCTAAGTATATAAATTTCATAATAATCTCCTAGTTTTGGCCTGTAATTTTCAACCACAAATTGTGCACATATATTGATGACACTAATCCTAGAGCTCCTCCGACAACATAGCATACCGATTCTGCTATACCAGCATCAGGAGTAGCCTTATACAAAAACAACTGAAGGGAACCAATCATTAGTGCTGTAATGAAAGAAGGCAACGCTTCTTTGCTCTTTACAAACTGAGACTGAATTCCTAACAACATAATCAAGAAGAACGATGAGAAGAAAAGGGTTATCATCGATACAAGTTGTTCATTCACACATAGCATAATACTGTTCCCACTCAAGATTTCTTACCAATAGTCTTGGCATCAGTCTCATCAGTAATATACTGATAGCTCCCTTTGTTGTAAGCAATTCCAATTCTTTTAGATTTACTTATAATTTGATCAGCATCATCTCCTGTTATTTGACCTCGTGTAACTTTCTCTACCATTGAATTCTTACCTAGACTAGCTTTGGAATTTCCTATCAATGATGGTATGTTATTTTTAGGAGCCCAACTAGGTCTTCCAAAAGTCATTCCTTTATTAGATGCTTTAGGTTTAGCAGTAGTACCAAATACCCAGTTAGAATACTCTTCAAATGTCATCTTGAGCTTTGGTTGGGTTTTGTATTGTTTATTGAAATCTATCCAATCTTGTTTTAGTTTTGCTTCTTTAGTAAGTTTCTTGTTCATATTTATTCCTTAGTGAGCTATTATAGGGTAATATACAGGAGTTTAATGAAAAGGTCAACATTATTTTATAAATATATTTCATTTGGAGTATAGTATGAATCTGGCAAGAGATATAAAAATAATGAAGTTTGTCGTTGGTAGACTGAAAGAACCCAGTACTCATGCTGCATTGACTGGATTATTTGCTGCATTTGGTAACATATCTGATTCCACGTGGAATATAGTAATGAATGGACTTGCTGTGACATTTGCGGTTGCTGGAGTGTTCATTAAAGAACCAGGTGCTGAAGATTAATAAAAAGAAAGCCCAATAAAGGGCTTTTAGTGTTGTCACCTTAGGAGAGTGATTGGAGCGGGATAAGGGAATCAAACCCTTGCCAGGAGATTGGAAATCTGCTGTTCTATCATTAAACTAATCCCGCAATATAAAGGGCGTATTATTTTTTTAACGTGGGCCACGCCTAGCACCATTTCTACATTTGGAGCCACTGAAAGGAATCGAACCCTCAACCCCCTGATTACAAGTCAGGTGCTCTACCAATTGAGCTACAGTGGCGTTTAAAACTTATTAGGGGTGACTAGTGGGACTCGAACCCACAAAA